GCAGTAAGCCAGTTATCAGCTCCATTAAAAAATTTTTCTTTGATATATTTTTCAGATTTTCCAGAACGAATTTGAAAAACCTCAATAATTTGTTTTTCCAAATCTTTTGCATTGTCAGCAATAGACTGTATCTGGTCAGCATTTCCATAAATGCCTGAATTAACTCTGTGTAGCATTATAGTAGCATTTTTATACATAACACGCTTATCGCATTTCTGTAAAATCACACCAGCCATTGAAGCTGCCATTCCAGTGATTACACCTGTTATTTGCTTTCCAGAACGTTGCATCTCATTAATGATAGCGTTTCCTTCTGCTATCTGACCTCCTGTACTATTTATAAGTAAAACAGGGTTTACAGCCTGTAAAAGTCTTTCTCTTATATAAGATGCCGTAAGATTATAGCCTATATAGCCTTCAAATAAAATGTCCATTTCGGTATTAGATTTAGTCTAACTTGAATAAGTTAGACAAATCTAACAAAAAAAGTTAGATTAATCTAACTTTTTTCGTATTTTTGATAAAAATATTTGAAACACTTGATTTTTAGCTAATTGAAATGGCAAAAAAACGCACTACAAAGACTGGTTTAGACTATTCTACTGCTGAAGTACAGGCTCGTAAATACTATATAGAGAATAAGTCCTTAACACAGGACGATGTCGCTAAAATGGTAGGTGTTACTCGTGGAACTCTAAATAAATGGAGTCAAGCTGGAGATTGGGATTCTGCTCGTGGACTTTCTGAAATGACACCTTTACAGATTGAAAGAATGGTAAAGGAACAAATGAGAAAACTATTATCAGACGAAACAACAGAAGAAGAACAAGGAATTGCGATTAGAAAAGCTGATGCACTTTCTAAAATGAACGGAGTTTTAAAAACGCTTTCTGACCCAGAACGCAAAGTTTTGAACGCACTAGATACATTTGAAGAATTTAATATTTGGTTAGCTCATATAGATTTAGAGTATAGCAAATCACTTTCAAAGTACCAGTTAGAATATATTACTTATTTAACCAAAAAAACAAGTGGACAAAATTAGTATAAAATTAAAAAAACGTATAGAAGAGTACCATAAGCATTGTGCTTGGTTACGTGAAGTAACTAAAGAAGATTTGCTCGTCGAAACTCCAGAAGATAAAGAAGCTCGTATTCAAAGACTTCTTGATACTAAAAACTATGCTGAATTTTTTGAATACTATTTTAGTCATTATGCAAAATTCCCTTGTGCGTGGTATCATACAAAAGCTGCCTGTGATGTCGTAAAAAACGAAGTGATTGACCAAGTGAATTTATGGTATCGTGAGGCTGCAAAATCTACAGAGTTTGTAGTTGCTCTTCCTGTTCTATTAATGAACATTCATAGATTACCAGAAGCAAAACGTAAAAAATTAGGTCTTACAAGTGAAAGACAAATTGATTTTATGGTAGTCGTTGGAATTAATGAAGTGGCTGCACGTACTCTATTATCTGACTTACAGGCAGAATTAGAAAATAACGCAAAACTAATTGAGGATTTTGGTAAACAGGTTGTTTCTGGGGACTGGGCAGAAGGCGAATTCAGAGCCAAAAACGGTACTCTATTTCGTGGAATTGGTATAAAACAACCAGCACAGGGAATGCGAAACAGGCAGCATCGCCCAGACTATGTTGTCATTGATGATATTGATGAGCGTGATGCTGCTGAGAATCCTATTATTATTAGAAAAATAGTTCATAGGGTTTTGGGTACTATAAAAGGGGGTATGAATCAAGAACGTGCAAGATTTATAGTAAACAACAATTTACTACACCGTTCTGGAACTACTGCACAAATCGCAAATGCCTTAAAAGGCAAACCAAATACAAATATTTTTCAAGTAAATATTACAAACTCTAAAGGAGAGCCAAATTGGAAAGAACGTTTTAGCAAAGAGCAAATTTCAAAATTACTCTCAAGATATACTGAAAGTGAAATTCAAAGGCAATTCTATAACAACCCTGTTGAGGTTGGTAAAGAATTTAAAGCTGAATGGATTCAGTATAAAAAAATGCTTTCTCTTGACAAATACGAATGCCTTATTGCTTATGGAGATTTGGCTTATGAAGCAAGTGGCTGTACTAAAAATATTAGCCTTATAGGCTATGATAAAAACACACAGGAATATCATCACATTTGGAATGGACTGCGTGAGGAGCTGTCGGAGGTAATAGGGTGTTATTATCAATTTGATAAAGAACATGTACAAGGAAAAGGAGCTTATCCAATACTTTGGGTAGAAGGGAATGCAAGTCAAAAAGCACATTATTCCCTATTCTTTAACACGAAGGAACTACTTAGTACATACCGTTTTATCAATGTAAACTGGGATTTGAGAGCAAAAGGCAATAAATGGAATCGTATTGCTTCCATTGCACCTTTGTTCAAAAATTCAAAATTTTACTTTAATGAAAAGTACAAAGACACACTAGATCAAAAAAAGCTAGTTGAGCAGTTTTTGACTTTTGAAAAAAATACGTCAGCTCCTGTTGATGGTCCCGACTCTGTACATGGTGCGATTAACATTATTCAAGAAATCATTGCTGTTGATGCAAGTGAATTAAAAAATGATTCTGTAATCAGAAAAAGAAGTATAAAAGGCTTTTAAATCTATTCTATATGCTAGAAATAAAACAAGGAACAGATACGATTTTAGAAGTAATCGTTACTGACCAAAATACGCAGTTTGTAGATTTGACAAATGTAGATATACAAAGAATATATGCTACTGTTAGGTTAGGCAGACACGATAAATTCAAATTTGCAAGTGATTTGACTGGTTTGGGAGGATTTTTACTTTGTGAAGTAGATGCTACCATAAATCAAAAATTACTTGTAAAGCTCACTCGTGAGCAAACAAGAACTTTAGATATTGGAACTATCAATATTGATATTTCAATAGATTATACCGACACTTCTTTTCCGAATAACCTTCGTAGAGAGGAGTTTCAATTTAAAAAGATTGCTGAAGTCGTAAAAGGCTCAAGTCGTCTTATTTCTTAATTTTTAAATTATTTTACTTATGGCTTCTTTTCCTTCTTTAGTTCAGAGAGCTTGTGCACCCGGGCTTGGCTACGTTGCTCAAGCTGCATTGACAGCGTGTAAACGTTACCAACCGAGTGATATAGCTGCAATTATCGCAATAGAACGTTCTTATGAATTTACAGATGACGCACTTGCAACGGAGTGGGCATCAGCACAAACGGCTGGTAACTTAGATGTTTTTCCTGTTCGTGGAACGTTAAACCAACCTACTGGAAACAAAATTGATGGTTACGGTGGCAAACAACAAAAAATGGTTGATATGTCGCACTCGCTTACTTCACGCTTTCCTAACCCTGATGGCAATTTTGGCATCGTCATGCAAGAATTAAAAAACAATCCAGATAATTACGGTATCATTATCGTTTTTAGAGATTTGGCTTGTTATGCTATTCTTGACCACGATTTAGAACACGAGGCTAGTCTTGAAATTGATGTTATGTACGCTGGCGACCAAGCTGAAAGACAAGGGACGTTGGATTGTTATTGGAGAAATAACGAATTTCCTTATTTATTGGAAGTGCCAAAAGCATTTCTTTCAACGGCTATTAAAGCTAGTTTGGCATCCTAATTTTTTTCTACTCCTTATATATATACATGTATAAGAAGTAGAATTACCAAAAACATTAAATTTTATGATTTTTCTAAACGATGACGATTTTAACCAAGCCTTTAACGAACGTATAAAAGGACTTATACTAGATGCCTATTCTTTAGAAGAATTGGAAATGTCAGCAGTCCAAATGGCAAAAGGTAGGTTAGGTAGAAAATTTGATTTGTATCAAATTTTCTCAAAACGTGGAAATGAACGTGATGCTGAATTAGTAACTCACTTAGTTTCAATAGTAGCTTTTAAGGCGTGGAAAGTAGAAGCCCCTTCACGAGTTCCTAAATTCGTAGTTGAGGATTACGAAGAAGCAAAGGAATTTTTGGAAAGGGTTAGTTTGCCAGATGACGATGTGGAAGCATTATTTACTAATCTTCCTATCAAAATAATTGATGGAATTGAACTTTCTGCTAAGTTTTTAGGCAAGTCGCAAACTAAATACGATAGTCGTTTCTAATCTTACTAGCAAGGCTTTATTACGTGTATCGTAAAAGTCGCACAATAAACGATTGATATTTTTATAACATTATGTATAGACAACAAAAACAAACGCTTAAAAAGGGTTTTTTCAATAAAGTTTTAGAGACTGTTCAAAACCGTTTTTTCGCCAAAAATAGTAAGCAAAGTAAATCTGTTAAATCTGAATTACAGAGAATGACAGAAAGCGTTGCTCGTAAAGAAATTCCAGATGTACTTTCGGCTCGTCGGTCTGCACTTGATGTTTATTATCCACGTAGAGACCGTTTACAGGAAGTATATAATAATATAGTTGCTAATAATGCTCACTTACTTGCTGTTATGCAAAAACGAGCTTTTTTCCTTTCTAATCATCCGTTCAAAATTGTAGATAAAAATGGCGATGAATTAGAAGAGAAAACAAGATTATTAAAACACACTTGGTTTAGAAAGTTTTTAGAAAAGTATTCTGAATCTATTAGTTATGGATATTCGGTTTTACAGTTTTTTCCTAATCCCAAAAAGGAAGGCACTTTTATTATAGAGTCTATTGATAGAAGACACATAAGACCAGAATACAATGAAGTTGTTTTATCTACTTATGATACAGAAGGAATCAATATTGATACATTACAGGAAGCTGGAGTGAATATATTGAATATCTGTAATGACGTGGATAATTTTGGTTTGCTAAACTTAGTAGCAATGCTGGACATTTTAAGCCGTCACTCTTGGGCAGCTTGGGACGAAGGCGAACAGTTAATGACTACTTTTATTAGAGTAGTAGAAACGGCTGGTTTTAAAGATCCTGAAACAAGAAATTTATTAGGACAGTTTTTGGAAGAGATGGGAAGTGCAGCGTATGCTGTTTTGCCAAGTGAATCAAAACTGACTTTACATGAAACCTCAAGACAGGATTTTCATAATGTACCTATGATGAAAATCAAATTAGCAAATGAGCTAATTTCAAAACTGTATTTAGGACAAACGATGACAACCGACAACGGCTCATCACGAAGTCAATCACAAGTACATTCTGACGAACAAAATGAAGTTAGAGAAAATGATAAAGAAAACTCAAAAGATTTTATCAATGATACTCTTTTTCCTTTTTTACGTAAAGCCTTTAATTTTCCTATCAATGAAGGAGAATTTTTCGCTTGGGACGACGAACGAAATATGTATCCAGAAGATAAAATTTTGATTGATACACCCCTTTTACAAGCTGGTTACATCTTATCTAAAGAGTACATAGAACGCACTTACAATGTAGAAATTGAGCAAATGCCAAGTTCTCAAATTTCTTTAGCTCCAGCAGCTCCTGTTCCTGTTGTCGAAAAGGAAAAACAAGAACAAACCAACTCTTGGGTAAAGCCTTATTCTATCATTTCAAGAGTCAATCACTTATACAATAGTTGTTGCTCTCCAGTTGCTACCAACGATGATTTTGAAAGTCCAGATAATGAAGATTTGATTAACTCACTTATAGAGATTATTTATAGAGATGAGGACGCTCCTGATTTTGATTCTGACGAAGTAAAAGATTTGATAGCTTCTTATTCTGAAAAATTGACTTCTGGAGTGAGTGAAGGTTTTGGAGATTTTGACACGCAAGATGAGGACTTTTACGAAACACTTACTAAAAATGTAAATGTATTTAGTGCTGCCAAAACAGAAAGTGAACTTCGTGAAATGACAAATTTACTATTGAATGACGATGGCATTTTAAAAACATTCTCAAAATTCAAAAGTGATGCGTTAAAAATACACGACACTTACAATGTTGCTTGGCTTCGTACAGAATATAACCATTCTGTTGGTTCTGCACAAATGGCTCGTAAATGGAGAGATATTGAAAACTCATCAGATGCTCTTCCTTATCTACAATACGAAACGGCTGGAGATGGTAGAGTAAGAAAATCACACGCAAAACTGGAAGGTATTATAAGAAAGTTCGACGATGCTTTTTGGGACAAAAATTATCCTCCAAATGGTTGGAATGACCGTTGTACGGTTCGTTCGCTTTCTGATGGAAAAGAAAGTGATGTTTCTAAAATTGAAACGGATTTTGGAAAACAATTTGAAAACAATGTTGGAAAGACTGGAATAATCTTTCCTAGTAATCACCCTTATTTTAATGACTAAAAATGCTACTTACTATTGATTATAACTTTCTGAATTTAATTTTCGTCATCATAGGTATTATGATTACGCTACTTACAGCTATTATAATTCCTTTGATTGTGTATGTTGTCGGATTACATACTAAAGTTGCTAAACTATTAGACTTCAAAGAAACAACACAAATGACATTGGAAGAGATGCGTTCTAATATGAAAAAACAAACGCAAATTGAAAAAGATACGTATGCAGCCATTATGGTATTACAATCTAAAATGGATACACCTTTAAAAACTTAAAATTATGATTTACTTAATAATATTATCAATCGTTTTTATAATAGGTCTTTTTATAGGAACAGGAATCGTAGAACATTTAAAAAATGAACATACAACAATACATAAAGAACCTACAACTAAAAATAAATCAGTTACCAACGATAATTGGTAACGAAGTTGTAAATTATTCGCTAGACAGTTTTAAAAAACAGGCTTGGGACGGTTCTGCGTGGAAGCCTAGAAAACCAACTGCAAAACGAAATAAAAAACGTGCCTTGTTAGTAGATACAGGAAGATTAAGACGTAGCATTCGTATTAGAAAGCTAGGTAAAAACTTTGTAATCGTAGGTTCAAATGTTCCTTATGCACCTGCTCACAACCAAGGTGCAACGTTTCATGAAACGGTTACTGTAAGTTCGTTTACAAGGAAATCTCCACGAACAGTTCGTAAAAACGTTACGAATGCAAAAGGAAAAACCTCAAAACGAAAAGTAAAAAACGAAAAAAAAGGAACACACTCGGTAAGTAGTCATCAAAGAAAAATGAATACTACTATTCCTCAACGTCAGTTTTTAGGAAAATCTAAAATACTAGATGCTCGTGTCAAAAAAGCTATTAATAATCATTTGAAAAACACATCCATATAGTTACTATGCTATATTTTTGATATTGTAATGATACATTATTTATCAATAACCATCTTGAAAAACGTATCTATATGGTTATTATGCTATATTTTTGATATTGTAATGATACATTATTTATCAATAACCATCTTAAAAAAAGCCTCTACATAACCTTTACAAGACCTTTAAAACAACCTTACAATGACTTTAGAACAGACTATTTTTGATGCCATTGCAGCTTTATTGATAGAAAAAAACATATCTAAAAATATAGATAGATTCTATGAAAATCAATTTGATGACGAAAATTTCCAACAAATACATGAATCTGTATATGTTCGTTTTAATCAAATTGAATGGCAAAAAGCTGAAGAAGATAAAGAACGTGTCCAGTACGGTATCTTAGATGAGAATGACCGTACAGGCGTGATGACTTTAGAAATTTATACTTCAATTACGAATGCAGCTTCAGCACAACATACAACAATAGAAACCTCTAAAAGCAAAGATTCGGCTTGGATAGATTTTGAATTTAGAGATAAAGTCAAAAGAGAGCTGCACAACTTTAGTTCTGGTTGTGGCTATTTTCGTTTGGAGATTAATAAAGAAGAGTTGTTTTTAGAACGTGATACTTTGTTTGTTCATAAGCTCACTTTTTTTGCTTATGTATGTGCGATTGAAAGTGATTGTTAGCTTACCAATCACTATTTTCTATTTTACTTGATGTATTTCCTTCTTTTATTGCTTTTTCTAAATTGTCAAGACTTGCCATAACTCGTTTATGAGTTTTATAAAAAGCCTTTCCCATTATCGTTTTAGAATATCCTTTTTGGTTTATAGGATATTCGCTTTCTACTTTTGTTGTTCTGTATGTAGAAGGACTTTTTCCATCCGAAATCTCTAATTCATAATCTGTCAAGGTCAATATTATACGAGCTTTTCCTTCTTTTACATCAATTCGTAAAATATGCCAAGTGTCCACCATTGTTGTTATTAGAGAAATTCCAGCGTGAACATTGTCGTATAGTCCCTTTCCAACTACTGTTCCAGTCTCTTTATCTTCTGTTTGAATTACAGATTTTCCACTACTATAATTATAAGTGAAATAATTTAAAGCTCGTTTCCAAATTTCGTCTTTAGACATACTATCTAATTCTATTACTCGTACATAAGTTACATTTCCATTGTCATCAACACTCCATTCTTTTTCAATTTCACTAAGAAGTTTTTTTGTTTCTCCACTTTGTGAAAATGCAAAAGTAGAAATTAGCATAAAAGCCAAAAATAATATACTCTTTTTCATTATAATAAAAGTTTCGTTTGTGATACAAT